ATGCGGAATTATATATTTTTTGTTATCTTTGATAACAAGTAGCACAGCAGCGGTTAAGTCGGTGGTGCTTGAAAGGTCAACACCTGCCACTGCATAGCTGTCTTTAAGGAAAGAAATATCAAACCTTGTTTCATTGTTCAGATCATCGAAAGACAACCACGAACCTGATTCTAGCTGTTTGATATTAAAGTCCTTACAGAGCATCGTTACTCTGGTGGATAAGTCATTCTTGGACTTGTTCATGATATCCTCGATATAGGCATAAGTTTTAACTTTACCTAGCGAAGGATTGGACTTTTGCCAAGTGCGTTTATCCTCATAAATTTCTTTCATACTGTCTTGTGTATAGAGCCATGGAAGAACACGCTCGTCCTTGATTTCGCCCTTTATCATTTTTCGACAATATTCGAGTTTTTTATCTAAAAAACCACTGACCACATTACCCTCAGTTGTGATAATGAAAATCAATGGTTCTTTTTTTGTAGATTGTGATTGTTTGATTGCATCATAGACTTTGGAATCGGTCATCTGATGTACCTCGTCAATGCATCCAACCTCAATGTTATATCCGTCAAGGTTTCGTGACTGACCAGATAGTTTTTTGATTTTGTTTTTACTTCTTGGCGAGTAAATATAGAAGATGTTTTTCTTGCTTCGTTTTGGTTTTGAGAGTGCTTTGGAGTGTTCTCGCATATTATTGATTTCTTCAAACAATATGGAAGCTTGGTCGTTGGTATTGGATGCACAAACGATATCCACTCCACCACGAGAAAGGAAGAACTCGGCAAGATCTATGCCAGCAACGAATGTTGTCTTTCCGTTCTTACGTGCGATTAAAAGCAACACCTCATTGAACCTGCGAAGTCCTGTATCCGCATACTTGAAACCGTAGGATACTTGCAGCATTGCTTTTTCCCACAGTTCCAAAAGAAAAGGCTGACCATTAAAAGGTGACTTTGTGTGTTTGCAGAACCTTTCAATAAATTCAATGCGAAGATTTCCGTCCGTTTCATCATAGATGAACTTCGGATTATCTAGGTCTTGTATCAAACCTTCCAAAACTGTCATAAGCTCTGAACCAACAAGAATACGACCTTCTTTTATTTCGTTATAGTATTCAACAAGGTAGTTCATCTTCTTCTGGATACACAGGTTCATCTACTTGTTCGTAATTATCAATCGAATCGTTTTTGCCAAGAATTAACTCGTTAGATAAATACGCTCCATCGATAAGTGATCTCCAGACCTTACCTTCTTCGGCTTTATAAGTTTTCTTTCCCATAGTATCCTCCTTATGAAAGTGTCCAGTTTTTGTTTGTTGCGATTGCTTTTTGAGAATCGTTCAGCTTACTAAGGTTTGTGCTTCCAAGAGTCAAGGTGTTAGCTGTAGTGCTAGACCTGTTTGCAAGGGCATTAAACATTGCAACCATCGATACAGCAGTTAATTTGGTGCAGTTTGAAAAGTTCGCTGACACATTAAAGCCTGTCTGAAGTTCGATTTCTTCCACATTAGGACATTCGTATATGGCAGTTGCAGGAACGATATCCGTTAGTGTATTTGGTATCCAGACTTTCTTTAATTCGGAGCATTTTCTTATTACATAAGAATTTACACTCGCAGCACTAAAAACCTTCAAGTTATCAGGCAAGTAAATCTCTTTAACATTGACATTGTTAAAAGCATTTGAACCTAGTGTTTCAACCTGAGAATTACTCTCAAACTTGATGTATTCCATAGTTACGGCATTGAAGCAATACTTACCAAATGTCAAAAGGGTTCGTGGAAGAGTAACGCCATAACCTTCAGGTAAAACGATACGGCTGAAAGCATAGTCACCTAAAGATGCAAGGCTACCTGCTTCTGCGAACTTAATATTTCTTATGGATAAACCATAGAACGCATATGAACCTATACTGCTCACGTTCGGACCGATTTCCACGTCAACACTTGTTTGCTTGCAGTTATAAAGGAAGTAATCACCGATGCTTTCGCAACACTCTGGTATAACCAATTTTGAAAAGGACATCGCAACAAGTCCCTTTAGTATTGTTTCTTCTTCCGTTGGAATGTGGGTAGCAAGGATGCCTTTAACAACCACTGCTTCAATTGGCTCGGTGATAAAAACATACTCTCCGCTTGGTACATTGTTTGAAATTGCCTCATTGGAAGAGATGAATGATACAAGCCATACTCCTGAATGCACATATATGTTCTTTGGAAGTACCGCTTTTTTATTTTGAACTCTTACAAGAAGCGTGTTCTTCGGATGATAGAATTTAACATATTGATACGATCCTTCAATTGAAGAGTCAATCGTAAAAACAAACTGTGCTCGTTTGCACTCATGCTCCGTACCAAGATGCAATCTTTCCTTTATACCTGTGTCCAGAGTACCATTCGCTCTTACTGTTAGATTGATATCATACATTACTTCCACCTCCTGCATTTTTGATGAACTCGTCAAACTCATCATCACCGTCATCTACTGTGCTACCGAAGATGGTATTCAAGGTTTTAATAATGCCTTGATAAATAGTGACGGTCTGCAAGTAGGTTTTATAAGAAAGGTTCACTCTGGTATTGCCTTTGTTGGAAACCTGAATAACCCCATTCCTATCAATGTCCTTCTGCAACTCGTCAAGCTCAACCTTCAGGTAAGCAGCCTTCTTGATAAGTTCATCAACAAGTTCTATTTTTGTTTCGTCTATACGAGAAAAGAGGCTATAAAGCCTCTCGTACTCGGTTTGGATATTTTGTTTTCGTGTCAAGTTAATCCTCCTTTGGTTTAGTCCTATTTAGCAAGCCCAACCTATGAGGTAAAACTACCTTGACGTTGCACTCGCTACAACATTCACCGTTTGTATACGGAGCAGCATTGTTTGCCTCTTTGACTGTCATCCACTTTCCACAAATGCAACACTGTATGGCTTCTGCCACTTTTCTACATTCGTCTTCACCATAAACAACATTCAAGGTGCTGCCGTTATCCCAATACACTAGAATTGAACCGATGTCATCAACACCCCTGACAGTACCTTTCGTACCTATTGGTGGTGCTTGAATATCGTCCATCCTAACAAGCTCAACTCTTGTCCCTACGGGATATTCTTTTCTAAGTCTTTCAATAACATCTCGCATCATATTTCCTCACCATCCTTGTTAAGTAATTTGATTGCGGTAATAGTGCCATCCTTAAACAAACCGAGTGCATATTCGATAGCTTGTTCTTCGGTCCAGCCGAGCTGCTTGATGTAGTAGTTAACCAAGAACTCCATTCCAGAATATCTGGTTTCCGTTCTTTCGCAAGTTTCCTTAAGCTCCATTCTTAATTGTTCTAGTGTTTTCTTTTCCATGAATCATACCTCCTTGATTTTGGTAGTATATATATCACTCTAAAAGAGAAAATTATCAAGTCATTTGCGGCATAATTTTGATAATAAATTGATAACTTTTAATCTTTTTTGTAGCCCCTAAAATTCCGCAAATTTCGGGCATTTCAACCACTGCGAACAAGTAGCGGTCTCATTAAAGAAAAGCCCACACAAGCAAAACGTGCGGCTCTGGTGTTGATATAAAGGCTCTCATATCAGTTTTTCAAAAATTCAAGTTTTCAAAAAATCTGCCCCACGCATTACGGAGGTGGGGGCGAACGGTACTGTAGAACCAAAGCCAAATGGCTACTGGGGGGGGATTACTCTTCGTTCATTGCTTCCTTAACACCCTTGACCAGTGATTTTAATTCTTGAAGAACCATTGTGTCTGCTTTGATGTAGGCTGACACTCCTTCTGCATCTTGCGGAACGATGCGGTCTAGAATTGCTTGTTTGATAACAATTAAGTCTTCAAGGTTATTGATAAGATCTTCTAACAGATAACTTTTAGCCATTGAACTCACCTCCTCTGAATATTAATCACTCATCGGAGGTTAAAGTTCAACTGTTTTTTTATCCTACATAGTTGCCATCTTTATCGAACTTTGTCGATTTAGAGAACCTGCCATGAATTTCGTTGTGGCAGTCCTTACAAAGTAGAATTAAATTCTCTTGATTTATGCTGACTTCTGGATCGGATACATTATCCTGTGTTAGATGCTTGATGTGATGTACCTCTTCGCCAACCTTACCGCATTTCTCACAAAGACCATCGGTTGCAGCAATCTTCAATGCTCTTGCAAGTTTCCACTCGTTACTGCGGTAGAACTTACGAATTAAATCGTTTCTTCTTTCCATACAACTTATAAAGCAGAGTCTTGAAAAGATATGCCTTGTTGGTTCTTTCCCAAGGAATAGAAATATCCGTTCTACCAACATGACCGTACTCTGCGAGTTCCTTAAAGTTGATATCCTCGCTTATGACTTCTTGCTTCATAAACTTCGGTTTGAAATTGAATAGCTTACTTACCGCATAGGCAAGTTCCTCATTGGTATAAGCACTTGTGCCAAACGCATCAACATTCACAGCTACAGGCTTATCAATACCAATAGCATAAGCCACCTGCACCTCACAGCGTTTTGCAACGCCACTTGCAACAATGTTCTTTGCTACATATCTTGCATAGTAAGCACCAAGTCTATCAACCTTTGTTACATCCTTACCACTGAAAGCTCCACCGCCATGTCTACCAACACCGCCATAAGTATCACAGATAATCTTTCTGCCTGTAAGACCGCTGTCGGCATAAGCACCGCCTTTGACGAACTCTCCAGTAGGGTTAATCAACACGACAGTTTCGCTATCGATAAGCTCGCTAGGAATAACCTTTGCAATACACTCGTTAAGAATAAAAGATGTATAGAAGTTTCTACAAAGATCAGGTTTTGTCTGCTGACTTACTACTATAGTAGTAACCCTTACAGGATTGTCGAAATCGTCATACTCAACGGATACCTGACACTTGCCATCCGCACCGAAGATATCTCGGATAGGTCTTGTAAGCTCGTCCATCTTAATTGCGATGCGTCTTGCAAGAACAATAGGCAACGGCATAAGCTCCTGAGTTTCGTTTGAAGCATAGCCATACATAATGCCTTGATCACCAGCACCGTCAACATCAACTCCAAGAGCGATGTCTGAACTCTGCTTTGAAATTTCGACAATGAATTTGAACTCATCAAGTTTGTCGTAGCCAAGTTCCTTTAACACGCCAAGTGCAACACGTTTGAAATCAACGCTTGCATTGGTAGTAATCTCACCAGCCAAAACAATAATATTGTTCTTGATAAGAGTTTCAAGTGCGACTCTGCTGTTCTTATCTTGCTTCAAACAAGCATCAAGAATAGCATCTGAAATCTGGTCGCATATTTTATCTGGATGTCCCTTAAAGACAGCCTCACTTGTTATAATTTTCATACTATTTTTTGCTCCTTTTCACTTAAGTGTCTAAAAATTAGATTTAATGAATTACTCCAACGAAACTGAGAACTCTACTTTGTAGTCATCAATCGTTGACAACGGGATACTAACCCCATCTCGAATAAGGTAGCAATCGTCATAACTTTGAATAAAGCGAAGATACCTTTTGACGATTACATCCACATATTTTTCATCCAACTCCATAAGCAAAGCACATCTATCGATTTGCTCACTTGCGATAAGAGTTGAACCTGAACCGCCAAAGAGGTCAAGCACACGCTCTCCCTTTTTACTGGAGTTCTTGATGGCTTTACCTACAAGTTCCAGAGGCTTCATTGTCGGATGAAGGTCATTGTTTTTAGGTTTGTTATATTCCCATACGGTATCCTGTGTTCTATCATCGACAAAGTAGTGAGATGCTCCTTCTTTCCATCCGTAAAGGATAGGCTCGTGCCTCCAATGGTAGTCTTGCCTTCCAAGTACCAGAGAGTTCTTTACCCAAATAAGACACTCCGCAAGTTTGAAACCAGCACTCTTAAAAGCAGTTCTAAAATTGATACCCTCCGTATCAGCGTGGCAACAATAGATTGAACCACCATTCTTTACATTAGCTGCCATATTGTTGAATGCTTTAGTTAAAAACTCAAAGAAGTCTGCATCTTTTTGTTTGTCGTTTTGAATTTTCATTCCTGTGCCACCTTCATAATCAACGTTATAAGGCGGATCGGTGAAAATCATATCAGCAACCTTACCGTCACAAAGTTTCGCCACATCCTCTACCAAAGTAGAGTCACCGCACATCAAACGGTGTTTGCCAAGTACAAAGATGTCACCTTTCTTTGCGTAAGGGTTAACTGGCAGTTCCTCGTTTTCGTTGAATTCATCTTCAAGAACATCACGTTCCATAGACTCTTCAAGGTCTTCAAAACCGAACTGCAACATATCCATATCAATGAACTGTAATTCTTCTGCGAGTTTATCCAAGTCCCACTCAGCAAGTTCGCTTACCTTGTTATCAGCAAGCCTAAACGCTTTGACCTGTTCTTCATTAAGATCGTCAGCGATTACACAGGGAACTTCATCCATACCCAGCTTCTTGCTAGCCTTTACTCGTGTGTGTCCGCATATAACTACATTATTTTTATCAATGATAATGGGCACTTTAAAACCGAATGAACGAATAGAATTTGCTACTGCTTCAACAGCATTGTCGTTCTTTCGGGGATTGTTCTCGTACATAACAAGATCACTAATCTTCATCTGCACAAGATTCAATTTGCCTTTGCTCATTTTCCCATACCTCCTTTGCTTCTTCTATTTTTCTTTCCGCAAGCATTATCTCTTCATAACGCTCACTGAATTCTTTACCGAACTTCTTAGTAAGCAAATACACGATAGACTTATAATCTGGTGGAACTTGCTTCTTGGTTCGGTGAATCTTTCGCTTCTGCTTTTCGCCTTTGCCACTGTCCTCAATGAACTGTTCTTCTTCAACAATTTCAAAACCGAGTGCCTTTTTAACAAGGGCATCAATCAATTTGTTTTTAAGGTCTAGTTTGGCATTTCGCATCATCTTATCCACTTCTGGATGTTTCTTTTTAAGGTTAATAAATGCGTGTTCGCTAATTCCTAGGTATTCACACATTTCTTTTTGCGTAACTAGATTGGTAGAACAGGACTTTATGAAGGCTAGGACATTGTCGAGTTCGCCACTCGCTTGCCAAGATTCATAAATATCTGGTTTCTTACTCATCCCATATAACTCCTTCACACTCCTTTATGGGTATAATAAAAGCCCATGAAGATTTCCTCCATGAGCTTCGTGTATTCTTTATGGCTTTCGCCCATTATAATAATACCACACTCTTGACTGAAAAACATCGTCTATCGAGGTCTATCGAAGTCTAAGGAAGTCTAAACTTTTATTCAGGGATTTTCAGGTTGTCGAGTGCTTGTCTGTGCCAGTTAAAAACCGTAGCTCTGCACACATATAACTTGTCTGCGATATCTTCCCAAGGCAGTCCGTTTAAGTAGTGCAACACCAGAACATTCTTGTAGTCCTCGTTGTCTAGGTTTTCAATACAAAGCAGCACTTCGGCTTTAAGGTTTACCAGCTTTTCTTCCAAGACTTTTATTTCTTGGTCGAGGTCGCATTTCTTCATGATCCACTTCACGAACGGAGCTTCAAGGTTTCGTGTTCCATCAACTCTAACGCCATCAAAGTTCTGTCCTGGCAGTGAATGTGACAAAAGCTCGTATTCTTCTGACCTCAGCTTCATTCGGCTGATCTTGTATTCTAATTTTCGTATCTGTGATAAGTATTCTTTTGCCGTCATTCTTCGACCTCCTCTTTTAGTTTTTTAAGTAGTATTTCTGGCTCTAGGTTTGTGAGTATCTTAAACCACGGAGATTTAATGAACTCTACAATGTCTTGCATTTCCTTAAGAGCCTGTTCTTTTTTACGACCATTCTTTTTAACTATCTTTAGGCACTTTCTAAAGTCCTTGATTGCTTGAAGAATGATTGCGTTTGCGAGGCTTTGATAACATTCATCGATTGCTGTCATGGTTTGTCACCTCCGCAAACTTTCCTAAAGCGTTTATCTCTATCGATATTCCCGTAGGCTCGTCTGACCATATTTTGCATACTGTCTCACTCACCACAAGAGCATCGTCTTTCCAAAAGCCAACTTCCGTCATACAGTCCTTGAGTAATTTTTCAAGGTTATCTGTATCAGGTCTTGTGGTTCGCCATTCACGATGCTTGTGACTTTTTCCTCTAGGGAAGAGCCATTCAACCTTTAATTCGATAGGACCTTCAAATGGTACTTCGGGAACGAAAGGTCGAAGGTGCTTGATGATCTCACGCTTTGCCTGTTTTATCTTTTCCGTTTTATAGATAACGGGTTTATTTTTCACCACAGCAACCTTACTTTCTTGAGCGGTAACTGTAGGTGGATTCATTAACAAAAACATCTTCATTTTTTACATCGCTCCTTTTTGTAAGTTTTTTACAGAAAGCCCCATTGACTGATGCATCTATCGGGGATAGGGCTAGGCTTTCAAGCCCTATCCTCGTAGAATGCGTCACAGACGAATTTACGTTACGGAATATATATAAGCCCTTTCTGTAAATGTAAATTTTGCTAAAAAGGCACTTAATCATCGTCATTTTCAGCACCTCTTTTTACCCGTCCGTTTTTGTAGTGATACTCGTCTCTAAACTCACGAATACGCTCTCTAACGGTGCGTTCTTTTATGCCAAGATACTCAGCAAGAGCATCAACATCGCAGCTTCCATCCTTTTCAACTAAGATGTCAAAGGCTCTGTCAAACTCTTCCTTGCGGCTGGCTGGTGTCTGGTTTCGTTTACCGCTTTTTGTTAAGTTTCCTTTAGGATCACCTTCCGAGTATAGAGCGTTAAGTTCACCCTTTGTATCGAGAATATGAACTGGATATTGAAACCAGAAATTACGTGGCTTGAAGTTAGGAAATTCTCGCAAAGAACTCTCTAAACGCCAAGCGGTAGCATTTACATCTTCTGCGTAATCGTTGATAAACTCATCGCTTGCTTCAAGTTGAATCATATCAAGCTGTGCATCGGGATCACGTGCGAAAACTCCACTTCCACTTGCTCTATCCATAGCCTTTTTAAAGCCTTGAGCACCCTTTGAATGATGATGACAGTAGATAGTTGCACAGCCTGATTCGTTGCAGATCTTGTCAAACTGATTACAGAATGCACCCATCTCACTTGCATTATTTTCGTCACCCATGATTACCTTGTAAATAGGATCGATGATAACAGCATCATAGTGCAGGTTATTTATTCTTCTTAGAAGTTTCGGTACAAGTTTATCAAGCGGTACTGCATGACCACGCAAGTTCCAAATCGAGAAATCATCACTGTGCTTTGGCGGTATCTTCAATGCCTTATAAATCTCTGCAAAACGATTGATGCAGGAAGCAGAGTCAATCTCCAAGTTCACATATAACACCTTCGATTTCTTACACTTGAACCCAAGCCAAGAAGCACCTTCCGACAAGGCTATCGCAAGCTCCATAAGTAAGAAACTTTTACCTGCTTTTGAAGAACCAGAAATCAGCATCTTGTGTCCGCAACGAAGCACTCCTTCAATAAGCTCTTCAGGGAGTTTAGGAGGTGCTTTTAACTGTTCTGCAAGGTTAGTAAGAGAAGGAAGTTCATCATTTGCTCCTTCCACGAAATCAAGCCACTCAACCCAAGACTTACGACCTATATTGGTAGTAATAAGAGTTTGCATTTGACCTTTGCGTGTAACTCCTGGCATACGAGAAAGGCGGCTAGGATTTCTGTTCTGCTTGTCTACCTTAAGACCGTTCTTTTCAAGGAAATCGTACAGAAAGTCCACTCTTTTTCGATATTCTTCGGCATTTTCCGCATCAACTCTCACAATTGCGTGTAGAGATTTACCTGCGGAATGCGTAAGTGTTGCGATAGGAAGTTCAAGTTTTCTGTATATGGCATCCTGCTCTGAAATAGGCATATCATCGCTTTCTACCAATGCATAAGTGAAGCGTGTAATGTTTTCATTTCTCACGCCACCTTCGACAGGATTAAAGCGTATCCAAGCACCGCATTCTTCTTTCCAGTCACCAATAGTAGCACCGATGTCATCTGGATGCTTTTTAAGAGAAGAAATAAGCTCGGCAGCAGTTCTATCGTAGACACCTTTTGAAGGCATCCACTTACCGTCAGCATCTTGCCATACATCGTTAGTTACATATGCGACCTTTTCATCAGGTTCAAATAAAGTTTCAAGATAAGTGATAAGTTGGTCTGTTGCTGACATAGGCTTTTCGATTTCGTAAGTAGCTCCGTTGCCATCGTATTCAATGACATCGTTCCACTCCATACAGCCATCTCCTGCAAACGAATGAGGCACATAACCGTTATCCTTTGCAAGCTGAACAATAGTGCCACCAGTGACAGGTGTGGAAGAACCCGTAAATGTCCTCCACTTCCTTTCACACTCGCCAGCTTTATATCGTGAATCGTTGCGACTCCAGTCATCCCAAACGGAACAGGAATAGCCCTCTGCTTTGAGAGCCATTCCGACATTAATCCACTCTTGGTAGGAAAGAGTCGCAACATTTATGTGTTTTAATGCTTCTAGTATGTTTTCCATCTAGAATACCTCCTTTTAAGGCTGATAACTTGCTGCATCTATACTGCGAGGCAAGAACCAGTTGTTTGCTGCAATACGAGTAATCATTCTGGAAGCACTGTCAAAGTCCCAAGTGCCTACGTGATAAAAACCGTATTTTTCAAGTAATCTGATTTGTTTAGGTGTTGCCAAGTGCTCATCTTGTCTTGAGCGTAACTTATTGATAATCATGCAAGCATGACCAGAGCAAGTGACCGTATCCGACAAAATTCCGCATTTTTCGAGATATGCTTTTTGCTTTTCGGTAACAGGTCCCATTTCCCAAGCGAATGTAGGCTCGTAATTGGCAAGGTCTTCTGCTGATATTGAAAGGGCATATTCAAGCGGATCTACGAATTGACGTTTGCGTTTCTTCATAGCCGCAAGCTCTCTAGCAAGTGCTTCTTCACGCTCTTCAATGACATTCTTTTCAGCGGTTTCTACTGCTTCCATAAGGTCGATACCGTTGCCGTTATCCATGACCATTTTGTCGATGCGTTTAGCAATGTTATCGTCTTTTGAAATAAGAGCAGAAGGTCTGCACAAATCGTGACGCTCGGTCATCCAAAGGAAGTCTAAAAGTAAGAGTTCCTTCTTGCCAGGACTTAATCGCATACCTCTTCCGACCATTTGCTGATACAAGCTCCTAACCTTTGTCGGTCTTAATACAACGACTGTATCTACTGACGGGCAGTCCCATCCTTCTGTTAAAAGCATGGAATTACAAAGCACGTCATACTCACCGTTTTCAAAGTCCTTTAAGATTTCGTCTCTATCAGGCGAATTGCCGTTTACCTCTACTGCTTTAAGACCGTGAACATTAAGAAGGTCGCAAAACTTTTGACTAGTTTTTACCAAAGGTAAAAAGACCACCGTTTTTTTGCCTTTGCAATAGTTGAGCATCTCAAGAGCGATTTGATTTAAGTACGGATCTAAGGCACTGCCAATTTCACCGACAGCATAGTCTCCGTTTGAAAGTCCTACGCTATTGATATCAAGCTCAAGAGGTATCATCTGTGCTCTAACAGGGCATAAGTAACCATCCCTTACTGCTTGATGCATCGAATATTCATAGGCTTTGCTATTGAAGAACTTACCGAGATTCTTCTGATCAGCTCTATCTGGTGTTGCTGTTACGCCGAGCACATTTGCTGTGTCGAAATATTGAAGCACTCTTTGGTAACTATCCGACATTGAGTGATGTGCTTCATCTACAATGATTGTTTTGAAGTAATTTTTAGGAAATTTAGTAAGTCGTTTCTCTTGTGAGATGGTTTGAATAGAAGCAACGGTAACCTGTAAGCCAGAACCAATGGATGTGGACTCTGCCTTTTCCAAAGCAGAATCCAGTCCACTAGTAAGTCTTAACTTATCTGAAGCCTGTTCAAGAAGTTCACCACGATGAGCAAGAATTAAAGCATTGCTACCGTCTTTTACTTCTTCTTCAACAACCTTAGAGAATACAACCGTCTTTCCAGTACCAGTAGGAAGAACTAACAGGGTTCTTTGGAAGCCGCTGTTCCATTGACCTATAATCGCTTCTACTGCATCTCTTTGATAAGGTCGTAATTCCATAAGGCTCACCTCTTAGAAAGGAAGATCCCCATCATCAGTGATTTCTTCCATGAAGTTAGAAACGTTGTAATCGATGAATCTATCAAGGTCGTTTACTACCTTTTCTTCACCATACTGATTGGTATAAGTTCTCTGTTTGAAGTGTGCTCTACCAACAGAACCGACTACTTTATTCCAGTCCATAGTAAGCTTTTCACCATGCTTCTTCTGACCAATGCAGCGGAAGAAAGACGAGATACGCCATTCAAGGCTTCTATAAAGAAGAAGGTCAAACTTAACTATTGCTTTTCCTTCCTTCGTTGTTACCTCAACAGTAATCGTTGCCTTGTTACAAGCAGGTACTTTCGGACCGCCAGGGAATCGACCTCTTTCAAAGTTCGTAACTCTAAAGTTATAATCGCCTTCAGGAAGCAAAACGAACTCCTGACCATCGGTTTCGATACTGTCATTCCAGTCCATAAACATATTTTCGTTGTTATTCATAATTAGTTATCTCCTTTGATTTCGTTATTTTTGATTGCTTCTACGATCTTCTTCCAGTTAGGAATGATCCATCTTGTGACGAACTCGTCTGCATAGTCATCGATAGTGTGACCGAAGTCATAGTGACCACGTTCCGCTACAACCTTTTGAAGTGCATCCGCAGAGATACCTTCGTCTTCAAGCATCTTCTTTAACTTGGTGATATTCGGTCTAGGCTGCTCAACATTTACCCCTGTGTCCGCCTGTTTTGGCTCGTGTGCCTCGAACAAGTGAGCAATCGCATGAATGCCCAATTCAACCTCATCAGGCAAATTAAAGCGGTTTTTCGCATCCCAGCAAGGATTGTGTGTGGTGTACATTACACGCTTACCACCCTGTGCCTTTTTGGTGTTATTCTCGGTAGTGACTACGAAAGTCTTATAGTTGCAGAAAAGAAGCATATCGCACCATTCCTTGATAAGAGGTGCTACCTGTTTTGAAAGCTTCATCTCCCAGCGGTCAAACTGACCTTGCTCTTCAGGAAGTTCGTACTTACGAGGTTTTCCGTGTGCTATAACAACAGGGTTAATGCCTACATCAACGAGCTTATTAAGAAGCTTTAAGAACTCACCAAACTCTTCAGCAAGATAGGTGTATCCTTTTCCGTAACCGAAATCTTCAATGTTGGCTTTACGATACTTATTGCAGATAAAGTCAACACATAAGGATTCAGCCCAGTCTGCTGTGTCAAGAACAAAAGTCTTACAAACGCTAGGATTTGCAATGACTTCTTTTACAATAGAGATAAGTTCATCCCAAGCAGTGCATTTGATACGTCTTACATTAAGTCTGGAAGTACCACCTTCCGTATCAATAAAAAGTGGTTCAGGCATATTGGCTGCAAGGGAGGTTTTGCCTACACCTTCAGCACCGTAAATACAGATTTTGATTGGTGTCTTTTCAACACCAGTAACGATATTTAACATAGTTATTTAGTCTCCTTGTTTATAATGATTTCTTCTCTAGCATCAGATTCAGGAGCTAGCACTGCTTGTCCTTTTGGCTTCGTCACATAATCACCGATTAGGTCATTGAACTGAGTCTTGCCGACAAGTTTCTGCAAATCAGAAATGGACATAAGCTTTCTCGGAGCATAAGGATCGTATCCGTTGTCCGTAAGAATTTTGACTACTGCCACTTCGTCTGTAATCTTGCGTTTGGTTGCTGATTCAACGAGCTTGTAACCTTTCCACTTGCGAGTTCCTTCAACCGCCTTCTTCAAACAGTAAGCCTTGATGTCTTCGCAGTAACTGATAACGCTGTCTAATGCTGGTAAAATTTCTTCAATTTCATCGTCAGTCATTAGGTCAGGTTTTTTGAGTTTTACTACCGTCTCCATCATGTCTTGAGCACGCTTTTTACAGCAGTTACGTCCAGGGCAGTATTTGCACCAAACCCCACTTCTCGCTATCGGATTGTCACTTAAAGCATTCATTGCTGCAGGAATAAGGCATTCTCGTTCCCATTTTTCAAGTTCTTCAACCGTAAGGGAATACTCCGAAATGTTGTGTATACGCTCCTGATAAATGACAAGGCGAATCTTCTTTATCGGGTAGAAAGCCTTATAGGTTTTGAATAGCTGATTGCCGTAGATTGCAAGCTGACTGTTAAGTTCACCAAGCACCTCATCAAATGCGGTAACTTTGATAAAACCTGTCTTATTGTCAATAATAGTTAGCGTATCACCTGCCAAAATGCAGCAATCAAGAGTGCCATGCGTGTTTGGAGCGTAGTCCATTTCAAGCAACTGCTCAATTAGAACTACAGGTTTTTCACCTGTTCTTTTTGCCTCGTAATCGACTGTGCTTATCACGAAATTTGCATAGCCATTTGCGAGTCTTTCCATTTCGTCTGAATAGTGCTTGAACCCTTTTTTGATTTCTTCTATCGATGTGTTATCCTTTGAGTCGAAATCTTCAAGCTTCAGACTTTCTTTGATGTAGTGAGCAGCCAAATCATGACATTCTGTACCGAACTCACTTGCATCATTGGTTTCTTCTTCCTTTACGGCTAAGAATCTCGTGGCATAACCGCAATGAAACCACTCTTTACTACTAGGAGCGAGGATACTGTGTTTTCTTTCTGCACTCATCGCATCTTCCTCCTGTCTTCATTTTGTTGGTTGAACGCAACAACACGTCTTTTGCCAAAGCCTTACTCATAGCAGACAAAAACAGTAATGTACTGATAATATCCGCATCACTAAGTTCGGGTTTGCCTCTGGCTGCTTTGTTTTGAGAGTCCATAACTCTACCTCCTATTGAATATTTGGAACGGCTTATCTGCCTTCCTGTACCTCAATGGACAAGCAAGTTATAAACTGCTCATTTTTTGCTCAACTTTTAGAAAATTTCCGAGATTTTGTTTTTGAGATATTCAAACGCTTTAATTCGTCTGCGTTGAACAGTGGCTCTTGGAACTCCAACCACCCTTGCAATTTCCGCATCCGATTTAGATTGAGAATAGTAAAGTGTGATAATTGTTCTATCAAGTTCGCTTAACTCTAAAAGACCTTCATCCACCACTTTTTGTTTTTCCGCTTTGATTTCTTCTTCTATCATTTCTTCTAAAACGGAAAGAGAACCGTCAGCAACCTCTATGTAGATTGGATCACCGTTGTCGTGGAAACCAATAGGCTCGTCCAGTGATAATGCATTGCCTGTCCAGTTATAATCCGTAACTTCTTTATCAGGATCGTTTGGATCTTGTTTGTAAGGACAATGCTTGCAATCGGCAGTACAGCGTTTGACACCATACTTTTCTGACGGAACTTTACAACGTCCCTCTCTGATTTTTTGCAGTCTTTCTTTCCTGCGTTCATTTCTCCAAAAGTAGAAGAATTCTCGTTCACAAGGGATATACACACTGCGGTTATTCCATTCTTCGTAATAAGGGATGTAGAATAGATGTTCCTCGTCAGGTTTTCCTGCGTTATAAAGAGCTAACGCTTCCTCTACTTCTTTTTTGGTTAAGTAGTATTCTTTTAAATTTTGGTAAGACATAAAAAACCTCCTTCTTGCGAATCGTAATCAACAAGAGGAGGTCGTCCTTTAACAAAAAAAGGCTATGCGTAGTTGCACTAACATTAGAGTAAAAGATTACTCCATCTTGTTGTGCAGTCTACTTCGCATAGCCAACTGCTTTTATTTAATTTGGTGGCATCAAAGTATCAAAAATGCCTTAAAAAACTCACAAAGATACTTTTCTCAAACTTTTTTTACTTTTTGGATATGTCGATCCATTGTATTTTTGAGATGTTTGTGATATAATTTAAATAACTAACTATAAAAACCACGTATTTTCAGGTGTCGCTATTCAAATTACACGATAATTATACCATATTTTTTTGATAAATGAAACCCATTTACCCTCATATGGTAGTAAGCAGACTTAACACCGAATCAACATATATTCAACAACTTTTATAAAGGAGGTATATACATGGTCAATTTATGCTATTCGACTTTTTTGAAATTGATTCAAGACCATTATTCTTCACCATTGGATGCAGAGTTTTTAGGAAAGGATGTATTGACTAGTATAACTCCTGAAGATGAACATAAAAAATTCACCTCTGCTTATCTTAGTCTTTTGTGGACTAGAAAAAGAAATATACCAAAGGAGATAGTCGCATTTTCAAATCAGCCAGAATACAAACAACAGTGTCTGGCTAAATTGACTTATATAGCTGGAGATATATCCGAGGCTTTAGAAGATGATTTTTATGCAAAACTGCAAGAGTTAATTTCTAATGATGATTCCATTACAGCCAGAAAGAAAACTAGTCTACATAAGACATTTGAAAGCGGAAATAAAGGTAAGTATTTAGCTGATATTTTTCTTTACGCAATAACAAGACAAAATAAAGCTGATAATGTGGAACTTGGCACAGACGATATTGAACTTCTAGCCGAAGTAGACCAAAGATGTCCACTTTGTAATACTGAGCTTATCAAGAAGTCTAAGGATAAAACTATCTACCGTTATACGATAACAAGAATCTATCCTGAATACCTAGACTCAACACAAAAAGATGAGTATGATTCTATCAAAGTAAAGCCTTCTAACCCTGATGACATTATAAATAAAATCTGCTTATGTGATGAATGCAGTGCTTCCTACATATTTAGCCCTTCTGTGACTACATATGACAAATTGCTAAGAATCAAAAAGAAGGCTATGTTTAGTCATATGGTATCTGCATTAAATGACAATAGCCTTGATGATAAAATAGTAGAAATTCTCGGTAAGTTGAGATTGATAAGTCCCGATAGCGAACCTATACAATCATCTAGAATGAAACCAATCAAACTAGTTAATAAAATAAAACCCGACAACTTTTTGCTTATAAAAGCCATTAGAGATGATAACGATGTCTATTATACTTTTATAAAAGAAAAGCTTTCGCAAATGGACGAATATAAAAGTTCTTTTAGGTTAATTGCAAGTCAAGTACATACTACCTTCTTAACTTTGGATAACGAAGGTAAAAATCAAGATGAGATCTATCAATCCATAATCGAATGGATACTTAAAAAGATGCTCCTTTCAAGAGATTATTACGCTGCGGCACACATTGTAGTGTCGTTCTTCGTGCAAAGCTGTGAGGTGTTCGATGAAATTCCCGAATAAAGTTACATCATACAAACAAAGCGTAATACCTAAAATCTTGAAAATTGCATCTATCCTAAAAGAAAAAGATTATACCGTTAATAGCCTTTATGAAAAAGTCGAAAAACAAATGTCCATAACCGAGTTCGTTGATGCACTTGACTGCCTTTTCGCTCTCGGTCAAATAAAATTACACAAGGAGGTGTTGCACTATGTTGAAAGAAATACAATCTAACGCATTTAGAACTGGTGGTCAAGAAGGACCAATTCGTCCTAAAATTGAGTTTAAGAAAGGACTAAATGTAGTTAATGGTTCTAACACAGGTACAAACTCCATTGGTAAATCAACGTTATTGATGGCTATTGACTTTTGCTTCGGTGGTGAAGATTATGCCACAAAGTTAAAACCTGTACAGCAAAATATCGGTGACCATGAAATCAACTTTGCTTTTGAATTTGATGGGGAAGTAACATATTTTTGTCGTAGCACCGAAGAACCTAAAATAGTTACTATATGCAATGCGGACTACTCAAAAACAAGTGAAAAATGGTCTATTGATGAATTCACAAAGTGGTTAGGTCAACACTACTCCAACACCACTATGCTTTCTTTCAGAGGCATGATTTCTCTTTATATGCGAATTTATAATAGAGAAAATCTTGATGAACTTCTGCCAATTCGCAATCACAAGAGCCAAAAAGAAAGTGACTCTATCGAAGCTCTTTTGAAACTGTTTGAGTTGTTTGAACCTATAAAGGAATCTAGCGAAATTGCTAAAGAAGCTAGTAGTAAAAAAACAGCATTTACTGATGCACAAAAATACGAGTATATCCCCAAAATCACTGCTACTAAATACAAGCAAAATTTAGCACGCATTGCTGAACTTGAGGAAGAAAAAAGACAACTTGCTGATAAAAGCGAAAAAGGATTACTTGAATTATCATCATCTCAGGCAGAACAAATAAGTAAAATCAAAGCTGAACTTGCTACCTTTAGAAGGCAACGTGGGAAATTATACACACAATTAGACCTTCTTAAAGCGAATGCAGAACAAAGCAAAACCCCTATTGAAAGTGATTTTGATGAGTTGGCATTATTTTTCCCAAATGCTGACATCGCCAGAATTACTGAAATTGAAGAATTCCATAAGGATATCACTGCTATTGTTGGCAGACAAATAAAAGACAATCAACAAAGGATTTGGAATTTAATCAATCTTCTAACTGCTCAAATTAAAAGCCTAGAAGCACAGCTTGAAGAAATATCACAAGTCAAAAATGTTTCAAAGATTGTTTTAGACCAATATGCTGCCATCAATGCAGAAATTGATAGACTAACACAAGAAAACCAAAAATACGAGTTATCTAAACAACTTGCTGAAGAAAACAAGGAAAAAGAAGCTGAATTAGAAGCTAAAATCATGGCACAAGCAGCCATATTAGAAGCGTTGTTGAATGATAAAATGCGTGAGCTTAATTCAACTATATTCGGTGAAGAAGTAAATACCCCTGAGTTCCACATAAAAGGTCCGAAGAGTTATGAGTTCTCAACCGAAAACGATGATGGTACAGGTACAAATTATAAAGGAATGGTTGTAATGGATTTAGCCACTCTTCTTCTTACTTCACTTCCTGTTCTTGTTCATGACTCGGTTGTTTTGAAACATATTTCTAACGAGAGTATTGAGAAAATATTTGAGCTTTATCTTACTTCTCAAAAACAAATCTTCATCGCAATCGATAAAGAAACTTCCTATACTCCAAAGACTGAAGAGATAATCAGTGCACAGGAAATAATCCGTCTTTCGTCTGGCGGTAACGAGCTATTTGGTTTTTCGTTTAGCAAAAGGAGACAGTAAAAATGGTAAGTTATAACAAACTATGGAAGTTGTTAATCGACAAAGGATTAAACAAAAAAGAGCTCATCCAAATTTCAGGAATAAGCTCTTCAACAATGGCAAAGATGACAAAATGCCAAAATGTAACAACTGATGCTCTCTGTAAAATCTGCAAAGCACTAGATTGTGATTTTTGTGATATTATGGAATATATCAAAAATTAATGCGAAAAAGGAGCCACTACCCTAGAAATAGGATAATGACTCCTTGTTTTTTAATTAATGTAAACTATATGGTACATTTTGTCGAACAACTCACCAAATTCTTCCACGAACTCTGCAGATGCTTTCCAAAAGGCATCTTTTTTTAATTGTTCATTAAGCATCTTAAACATCTCAACGATATAAGCCCATACTTCAGGATAGACATACTTCGCACCATCACTTACGAATTCTTCTCGAACAGTGTTATCTCCTAAAATGATAGCCATGTATCTGCTCAACCAATAAGGATTGATTGTTCCTTGCTCTTGGAAAGCCATCTGAAGATACATATTGGGATTGTAAACACCGAACCCCTCTCCACCACTGACATAGTGTGCGACATATTCTGCCATAAGTTCATTGAGAACAGCATAGCCTGAACGCATCGGAGTGTCAATGGCAAAATCAATACCGTATTGCTTTTCGTTTCCAAAAAGGATATGACCGAACTCGTGCCAAATAGCATGACAGACTTGGCGTTCTGATTTCATCATCGATTGATAAAGTAAAATCTGCCTTCCAAGCGGACCGTCTATCACTTCGCCATCTGTCCCGTACATATCTTCTTTGTAGGGAACACCACACTCTTGAAGCACCTTGTTACGCACCGCTTGTCTTCTCGAAGCAGATACAACCACAATTTTTGGTGCTTCAAAGCCCTCAAAGTATTCATTGAAGATGTCTATAGCATTGGTTATATATGTTTTGATTTCAGTTATGTTGAGCATTTATTTGTACCTATTATTCAATCATTCCAAGCTCACGCATTCTTGCTTCACGAATATCTGCAAGTGTTTCTTTGCTGTCAACTTGTCTAATCATAGCATAAGTTTGAACTGCTTTCCATCCAGTGACTTTCTTACTCCATGCAAGAATAGTCATTTGTTTTCCTTTATATTCAACGGTTGAAGGATCGATAAGTGTTGCCACCTCTTCAGGATGGTTAATAACGCAGAGAACATCACCTGCAGCCACAAGCTCCTGTTCAAACATCCAGTCCATTCGTGGATACTTTGTAGGACTTTTTCTTGTTCTAAGTTCTGCAGCTTCATCCTCTATTTCTAATTCCTTTGCACTTGGTTCAACAAGAACAAGGTTTTCCTTCATTCCGTTTATTTCAGCAATAGCCTCAAGGATAGAATACGCCTGTGCAGCAGTCATTGCGTAAAACTCACGTTTTCTTGTCTTGCCGTTAAATTCTTCAACACTTCTAAGATTAGGATTTAGATTATCAATCAATGTGTGAAGCTTCATATCGGTAAGTCTTGCAGGAACTTTATAATAAGCATAAAGCCTGAATGCGTAAGGGATACACTCACTTCTATTCAATTGATTTAATCTTTCTTCAACATTGTCCGCATATCCGATTTTAACGAATTGAGGAAATGAAGGATTTGTAAGTATGTAAATAACACCTTTATGTTCCATAAGTTACCTCCTGCGTAATTTCTACTTTGTGTTCTGATTTCTGTTCTTTATTACAAGAACAATAATACCTGCAATAGCCAGCACAAAAATCACACCTAAAGTTATGCCTATTTCAAGTAAATGAGTTTCAATAAGCATTACTACATAAGCCAATGCAAAGCCTAAAAGCGTAGAAATTACAAAGTACGCTATAGACATTATCTTGCTATTGAACCAGCCTAAAGCATTAAATATGATTCCAACCAAAGCATAAGAAACTGCAAAAGTCAAAATCTTAACTATAATGCTTCCTGCGACTGATGTTTCTGGTGTGATATATTGCAGCGTAAATAGCCAAGTGAAGAACTCAATGATATCAACAAAAATTCCACTGCATAGCAATAGTAATAAGACTATTCCTGCTATAAAACCTGATAATCTTTTCATGCTGTTACCGTTCCTCTTAATCACCATATTTCTTGAAGTTTTCCGCTTGTTCTAACACTTTTTCATATACTTCAGCGTTCCATTCAGGCGGATATCCGTTTTCATATAATAAGACTATCAAATCCATGTTCAATTGGCTCTTGATATCATCTCTTGTTGACCAGTCTGCATATTGTGCTTTGTCATCAACAAGTTTCTTGATTTCTTTTGCAAGAACTACGCATTTTTCATCAGCGTAAGGGAATCCATGCGTATCTCTTACCTTAATCAAAATATCATAGAATGCTTTTTCCTCGAAAGTGATACCCATTTCTTCAAACGATGTCTTGTCCTCTTTCAGTAAATTAAGGATATTCATCAATTGATCTGAAAGGTCATCAACAAAGTCAGCAACTACTTCGCTTGTAAATATCAACTTATCACGAGTGTTGTATCTTGCAACAACTTCTTTGAGCATTTCATTGAACTCTTGTGCTTTTACCTTATTTACTCGTCCATAACTTGAAATAGCTTGACGAAGTAACTTTAACAAAGCATTGAATTTAGTGATAGGCATTTTAACCTTTTTTAATTCCTCTAGGAATTCTTCACTAAATATGTCAATTTCTTTATTTGCATCCATTATGTTCTCAACACCTGTACAAGCAAGTGCTTTTTTAACCATTTCTTCCACCACTCGATTCATGGTTTCGGTATCAGGTGCATCACCTTTTGTTTGCTTGTAAATGATAGAACGAATAGCCAAGAAGAACTGTGCTTGTTTGATTTCTTCATCTTTCAATTCGCCTGTTGGGAAACAAATGTTATACGCTGCTCTAAGCTTTCTGGTTAGATTCATAAACCTATCTTGCATTTCTTTGTTTAATTGCACATACTCTGCGGCAGCATTTAAGCAAAGCAATCTTTCAAGTGGCTCACCTACATAGAACTTAGTAGCATTAAAATCTTTCATCAACTCATCAATTAATGACAAGTGATTTCTAAATATCTCAATAGATAGTCTAATCTCATCTACAGGGCTTTCTTGAGGACTTCCGTAGATTTTAATTGCCTCAAGCATACTGTTTTTGATGCCAATATAGTCAACAATTAAACCTTTATCCTTGCCCTCGAAAACTCTGTTAACACGAGAAATAGTCTGAATCAATGTGTGTCTCTTTAACGGCTTGTTGATGTACATTACCGCCAAAGAAGGAACGTCAAAGCCTGTAATCCACATATCAACTACGATAGCCAACTTAAAGTTTGATTTATCATTCTTGAACAGTTTATCCAGTTTTTGACGATATTCCTTTGTGCCACACAAATTATAAAGCGGTTTAGGATCGTCCTGACCTTGAGTTGCCACAAGATTTATGAAAGGAATATCCATCAACTCATCAAGCTCATCCCTTGTAAGCAAGGATTCATCTTCACACTTCTTTGCAACAGCCCATTCAGGTCTTAATTTGATAATTTCTTGGTACAAAGCATATGCTAAAGGTCTATCAGGACATACAATCATACCTTTTTGCAGAACTTCAGGTTTTTCAGCACACAAGTGCTCATAATGAATAACAATATCTCTAGCAAGTTTCTTCAATACATCAGGGTGTCCAAGAATTGCAGAAATACTTGACATAGCCTTCTTACTTGCTTGGATTTGCTCATCAGTAGAACCTTCCAATTCGCATTGTTTGTAGTAATCTTCAATCTCTTTTGCTTGCTCGTCAGAAACGATAACTCTAGCCAAACGAGGCTCATACGCAATACGAACAGTAATGCCGTCATCACTAGATTCTTTCATTGTGTATTGGTCTACGATATCACCAAATACCGCTATTGTTTCATCGATAGGAGTACCCGTAAAACCGACACGAGTTGCATTTGGCAAACTTGCTTTCAAATACTGAGCAAAACTTTTTGAATCAATGATTCCTTCATCAGTTCTTTTAACTGTGCCATTCTTCTCAATTTGCGTTCTATGTGCTTCATCGGAAATACAAATTATATTGTTTCTATCAGAAAGCAATCCTGTACTTTCACAGAACTTTTGAATGGTAGTTATGTAAACACCACCACTCTCTTTGGCAAGAAGGGTATCGTGCAAATCTTGTCTTGATTCAAATGCTCTAATGTCATCATCATGCAAATACTTTTTCGCTCCTGCAAAGACATCTCTTGCTTGGTTGTTCAAATCCTCTCTATCAGTAATAATGATAATGGTAGGATTGTTGAACACACTAGCATATCTTTGCATCAAGAGTTTTGTCATGAACAGCATCGTATAAGTCTTACCACAGCCAGTAGCACCAAAATACGTACCACCCTTGCCGTCGCCTTGTGGTTTCAAATGCTTTTTGACATTCTCAACCATGCTAGTCGCACCAAAGAACTGTGGATATCTACATACAATTTCTTGTTCTTTTCCTTCGATTTCAGGGTAATAAACGAAATCACGCAAAATGGCAAGTATTCTTTCTTTTGCAAAAGCACCTTTAATCAGGCTAAGTAATGAGCTGATTCCATTGGATACCTTTTCATCGTCATTGACCTTATTCCACGAGTAAAAGAACTCATAAGGAGTAAAGATGCTACCTAATCTATTATTTGCACCATCACTAATCACCGCCAAGAAACAGTACTTCATCAAGTTTTCAACATCTCTGGCGTATCTAACCGTTACTTGCTTCCAAGCATCGTGAATAGTTGTATCTTCTTTTACTGCAGTCTTAAACTCACAAATACAAACAGGGATACCGTTAATGAATACAAGCAAGTCAGGTCTTCTGGTTGATACACCTTTTACGGAGTATTGATTAACTACTTTGAATACATTGTTGTCTGGATTATCGAAATCGATAAAGTCAATATGCAAGCCAACTTGGTTGATATCCTCTCTCACAAGGTCGAAACCTTCAGTAACTAGATAAAACGTCTCCTTGTTTTTTGCATAAAGTGAAGCACTGCTACCAACATCAATTACTCGGTTGATAATAGTCTTTATCTCAGTGCCTGTTAGATTGGCAGTAGCGTATTTCTTGCATATGAAAGAACGCAAGTCATCCACAAGAATTACATCCTCAAGTTTCCTATGGATATCGTCACCATGAACATAGTCATAGCCTTCGCCTTCATGAAACAACTGAATTATGGCATTTTCTAAATCTTCTTCGGTAAAAGTACCTTTTTCAAATACATAATCCATAGCTACACCTCCTAACTTCTTTTTGCTTCCTCAACTGCCCCTTTGATAAGTACAGGGCAGATATTCTTTATTTGTTGTTTTAATTGCTCATTGATTTCTTTACGCATGATATAAGCATTATAGATATCAACGATTGCTTGCTGAACAGTTATTTTTGGATACGGAATTTGCAATTGACATAATTCCTCAAAAGGAAGAACATCTCTTGTCGAACCCCATGCGTTAAATCCACATTTTCGTTGAGTTTCTTCACGACTCATCCATAACATAAGATATTCTGGTATAAGTTTTGTTTGATCGGTTACTTTGAAAACAGTATACGAACCTGAAATAAAGCAAGTTGGTCCTTTTCTTAAAGCAATAGGGAGTTTTGTTCCATTACACTTTACTACCTTATTAAATGCAAACTCGCCATCATGAACTATTTTCCCACTTTCTTTATCTTCAGCTTCTCGTTTAGCAGGAATAAATTGCAAATTAACATCCACGCCTTGAGCCAAGGTTACTGTACCATCGTTTCTTTCGTTTAGTTCTATAATGAATTGTCCAATTGGTTTGGTTTTAGTTGTTTTCTTTAGATTTTCAACAAAACTATCACACACAAGTTTCAAATCTTCAAGACCTGTTTCGTAGGCAATTTGGTTATCAACCATGCCTTTGTAGATTGCAACATACTTTCTTTGGATTTCTATTGACGGTAGTTCGAGTTCAATATCGCAAAATACATTCCAATCCAAATTAGAACGAATGCTTCCATCACTTAAGAAAGCTCCATATCTATCCTTTTCGCTAGAGCGAAAATACATAAAAAAGTATTCAGGCAATACCAATGGTGACGTAACAGTAAATGTTGTATAAGCAGGAGAAACTAAAACAATATCATCTTTTTCATACATCCCTATACGAATACAGCAATCTCTACCTGTTTGCATTCCACTGAAAACGAACACACCCTTTTTTACTATTTTATATTTACTTTTATCTACCGAATCAGTTGAAGCCACTGAGGGCATAAATTCCTTGTCAATGTTAATACCGAAAAAGGGAAATGCCTTATCTTCGGTGTTTCTTACATTATACTCGGTTATCAGTTTTCCTATTTTAATCTTCGTCAATGCCATATCCGATACCTCTAAATGCATTTACTAGCATTGTTTGTGATGATTTTTCTTTCTTTATTACAGCTTTCATTTCTTCTTGAATACGAGCCATTTCGGTTTCGTAATCAATATCTAAATCGTGGTCAATGAATTCGATGTATTTGCTAGGAGTAAGAACCCATCCTTGTTGTTCTACGCTCAAACCTTCTTTACCTTCATCATCGAACCACTGACGGATTTTTACTGATTTGCAAAGCTCTGGTACATCCTCATAAAGAGATGTGTCCCCACTTTGCCAATTGTTATAAATAGCCTTTATGCGTGCGATTTGTTCTTTGGTAAGAATAGTCTTCTTCTTGCTACTGCCTTTGTCAATTTGGATAACACCAATGTTTTCATCCCATGTTCTCAAATCCATAAACAAGATTTCACCACGTCTGTCTCTAACTCTACGTCCGTTTACTTCGCCAGCCCCCTTGTTCATATTAAGAATCCAAAGAGTAACTGAAATGTCTGTTGTATAGAACATATCACGAGGAAGAACAATGATAGTTTCAACCTTATCTTTCATAAGAATATTTTTTCTGATTTCGTGGTCGTCACTATCACCAAGAGCACCATTTGCAAGCAAGAAACCTGCAATACCGTGATTAACATCAAGTTTAGAAATCATATGAAGAATCCATGCGTAGTTAGCGTTTGATTCTCTAGGCGTACCATAACCAGACCAACGAGGATCTTTTGCAAGGGAATCTGCCCACCATCTCTTAAGATTGAACGGAGGATTTGCCATAATGAAATCGACCTTCTTATCTTTGTGTTGGTCATCCGTAAATGTAGAAGCATTTTGTTTTCCCAAGTTATGAGCAATACCACGAATGGCAAGGTTCATCTTGCAAAGACGCCAAGTTTCCTGAACGCTCTCTTGACCGATAACGGAAATAGCTTTTTTGTTGCCTTTGTGTTCGTCAACGAAACGCATGGACTGAACAAACATACCGCCTGAACCGCAGCAAGGATCATATACCGTTCCTGAGAAAGGTTCTATCATTTCTGCAATCAATTCTACTACGCAAGCTGGCGTGTAAAATTCACCATCTTCCTTTGTACCTGATGCTGCATAAAGCTGTAAGAAGTATTCGTAAGTTCTGCCGATAAGGTCTTCAACTTGGAATCTTTCTTCAGAGATTTGATTAACATTATCAATCAAGCTCTTTAATTTTTCCTTGCTTGCTCCAAGAGTAACAAAAAGGTTCTTTGACAAGGTATCCTTCAAAGGCGGATTGGCTGCTTCAAGTTCTTTCAAAGCTCTATCAATCTTTACTGCTATATCATTGTCACCTGCGTGAGCTACAATATAAGACCATCTTGTAGACCACTCATTGTCGTCACCCGTTAAATTTTGAGGAAGGTAGAAAACATTATCTGCGTTATAAAACGCCACATTTTCCAAGAATACAGGATTTTCACCATACTTGGCTATAAGTTCTTTTCTTCTTTTTTCAAACTTATCACCTGCAAATTTTAAGAATACAAGGCTGATAACAGCGTCTCTGTTCTTGTCCAAGCTGCCAACACCACGAAGGTCAACTCGGCAATTCCATAATACCTGCTCCAATGTTAATTCCTGTGTTTTTTTAGCTGCCTTTGCCATAATTACTTAATAACCTCCATTTGAATATTATTCTCTATACAAAGTAATTCGATTTTCTTTTTTACTAATTTTGTCGGCTCATATTTGCCATTTTCCCATCTATTTACAGATGTAAAAGAAACACCTAAAAGTTCAGCCAAAGCTGTTTGAGACAGATTTAACTTAATTCTTAGGTTAATTATTGCTGATGCATAGTCTAGTTTCATATTATTACCTCCATGCAAATTGTTAAAGTCTATTAAAGATTATAGCACTTTTTTGAGAAAATTACAAGTAGTTTGCCAGAATTAACAGGGACTCAAATAAGAAATTTTATCAAAAACCTATAGTCCCGTAGTAAAATCTTTCGTCCCGTTGATATGCCTTTCGTTCCGTAGCTATTATATATAAAGAAAAAGAGCCTTGCAAAAGTGCGGTTAAACACTCCTACAAGGCTCTGATGTTTACTTACAGAAAGGAAAGAACTCCCTTTATGTAAAGAAAAAAAGGTCTAATACTATTGTATCAAACCTTTGCTTTTCTTATGGTGGAGATGAGGAGAATTGAACTCCTGTCCGAAACAAACCCCATATAAGCCCCTACAGTTTAGTTAACTAGTAATTTTCATCAAAAGTAAGATTAGTTAACGAATCAACT